TGACCATAGCCACCGCTATAATTCCCTTGACCATAGCCACCGCTATAATTCCCTTGACGATTAACATTAACAACTATTCCTATTATTGTTGCCGTCGAAGGAAGGGTAAACCCAAAATTTGTGAATTTAAGATATTCAGAAGTAACCGTGCTGCCTGTATTATTAAAAGCAGTATTAGTAGAAGTATTCCACGCTAAAGTCCCAACAGTCGAATCATTCGCAATTGTTGCAGGAGAGTTTGAAGTCGCATTTAATATACCTGCGGAATAATTAGTCTGAAGACATAAATAAGTATGACCACCATAAGTAACATAATCGCCAGGAACGTATTGAGTATTTCCTGCCCATGCAGGTATCGTCGCTGTAAGAGTCGTCGCTCCTGTATCAGAAGAAGGAGTAATTGTAGTTGCACTTACATTACTATCAAGAAATGGGCCACCAAGAAAATTGATCGGCTGTAATTGAAATGAGTTCGCAGAAGTTCTTACGAGTTTATAAGGTGGATAGTTGGGGTGCGTAATATACACTACGTCTTGTTTTGGAGCAAATTGTAGTTGCCAAAGGTCAGGTTGAAAATAAGGAGAAGATAATACAACGGGACTTCCACCAGAACTGATTAACCCGCCATTTGCTAAAAATCTAAGATACTGATTCCCAAATTCGAGGATATAAGATTCGTCTATCGCACAAGGGAATGATTTAAGTCTAACTGGATTTACTTGTCCTGCGGTTGCGACGTATTGAGAACCTGGGCGATAGAAGGCTGGCCCCTGTTGATGAGTTAAAAAGTTTTCAAGGATAGCCGCGCCGTCGCGGTAAATCGGCTTGGTCTGGTCGAACCTGCCAAACGCTCTTTGGCTTATCTCTCCGATGGTAAAGGAACACTTTTCAAATGTTGAGGTCATAATTAAACATTCGGGTAAGAAGGATAATAGCCAATATTGCCGGAAGGATACCAGACATACGACGAGCTTCCAGCAAGCCGAGCGAAATCCCATTCATTTTGCTGGACTTGGTCGGGGCTACTTAACTGTCCATCTTCTGCCGCCGCTTCCAAAAACGCCGATTCCATTTCCGCTTTCATTCCTTGAGCATATTTCACTGCTTCTGCCAATTTAAAACAAGCCTCTTTCGCTAACTTACAAGCTAAATATTCATAGAATTTTGCTGAATACACTGTCGGGTCATCGTTATCAAAAATATATTTCATCATCAAACCAGTAGTATCTGATAACATAATCAGTCCGCTACCTTTAACATTCTCAAATTTAATTAGTGCGTAAGGAAAATTTACTTGATAAAGTTTTAAAAAATCAGGAGGTAAAGCGTAGGCAATAAGAACTCCGTCGCCAAAATTCAAATCAGGAATTGTTGTTGCAAGAGCAAGTTGTGTTAGGGAATAAGTTACTTGAGCAAAAGACCATGGGCATTGTTCTAAGCAATATCTCCTACACTGGTCATAAATCGCCGACATCACTAAATCAGAACTCGAACCGTCCCCAAAATTAAAAACCTTTCCACCAATTTTGGAAAGGGCATAATTCGCTAAAGCCGTTTTGTTTTGCTGGGCGTTCATGTGCGCTCCTTAAAAAGGAAGGGGCTATTTTTTAGATAACCCCTTTCACTCTTATTCAATAGCGTAAGTAATATCCACATCAACGCCTGTTGCGGTAATAAGGTCAGCCGCTCCAACTGCTCCGATAGTAATAGCCGTAGCCGCATCATTATCAACAAATGAAGCCCCATCTGCTAATACTGCCGTTGAGGCTGTTCCTATGGTATTAACAACACTTTCACCTAATTGTGCAATATTAACTGTATATAATGCTTGCTGTGTACTTTGTGTCCCGTAAATTGCTACACCTGTTGCGATAGCAGTATGAGCCATAGCTCCACCGTAAGAAATCATTTTACAGTTAATCAACCGAATCTTCCTGCCGGTAACCGCTGTAACTAAGGTATAGGGAGTAACGTAACCCGTATTTAATTGAGCAAGAGTTACTCTTTTCCTTATATTATAAATACCATACCCACCGCCAGGCCCAACTACTGTACTGACAGTCGTTACTGCACCCGTTAAAGTTGTTGCACCAGTAACGCCTAATGTGCCTCCTACCGTTGTATTACCGGTAATCGCCGCCGTTGTTGCTCCAGTTATAGCACCAGAAGCCGACAGGGTAGTAAAAGCACCAGTGGACGGAGTGTTAGCACCAACTGGAGAGGTGTCTATTGAAGCTCCCCCAATAGTACCTGACGTAATCGCCGCCACTGCCCCCGTAAGCGTGGAAGTCCCAAACGTCGAACCATCAAACGTATAGGTCGTTCCAGCCGGAAAGTATAAGTCTGTGGCTGTTCCTATTTGAGTTCCTCCAACCCTGACACCTACTGACGCAAAGGCAGGAGTGGCTAAGAAAGCCAGTAGTGCTAAAAACAAAAATAGTTTCTTAAACATACTAATCTCCTTTTTAAGAAGGGGAAGGTTGCCCTTCCCCCTCTGCCGATTTTAGTCGATTGTGTAAAGGCAAATCAACCCGTACACCCCTGCGCTTGTTAATGACGCGCCCGCCGTAGTAACAAGAATCTGACGGTCGTCATCTGTTGACGTAGGAGTAAACACCCCCCCGGACACAGGATTAGTACCTACCACATATGGCCCCGTTGTGGCACTCGCCCACACGGAACTAATGAGCGTAGAACCTGCCGCCGCCCATGCCGTAGATGCACTTGCATAACGGGTCGCACTATCTAAGTCCCCGAGATTAAACGTCAAGGAACCTGTGGTCGTGCTTGCGTATGCAATAAAAGCCAAAACTACAGCCCCCGCGTCGAGAGGAGGAAACATCTTAATCGTGCTTCCTGCGTCTTCGCCTGAACCTGTCCCAACGTAATAGTCAATCATTACGCGTACTGCGCCCCGAATATACCCAGGGGTCTGCCAATTACTTATACCGCCGTTATATTGGGCGGCCATCATTACCGCTTTAATTCCTGCTGTTGCACTCATATTAAACTCCTTTTAAAAAGGTTAAATTCAACTTTCTCCGTCGGTGTTAGAATGTCGCTTCGGTGCACGCGCATTGCACGATTCGGACTTCTTCTAACCTCGTAGCATTCATACACATACGAAGATACACCTGCCAAGCCATGTTTAAATCAACACGCTCGTCCAACCGTCCTTCTATGTCCTTCTGGATGGCCAGTTGCAACGCCCATCTCTGAAACGCGTAACAAAGCCTATGGCTCGAACCGTCCGTGAGCAAGCGTTCAGAGCGGATGAAGCTGAATGAAACCCAGGTATTGACTTCTCCTTGAACTAACGATTTCACCACATTATAATCGCTGGAAGTAACTTCCGTGGTGTTTAACAAATCCTCGACTTGTGCGGAGCCGGTGACAAAGAATCTATCCTCTGCTTCGACTTCGTTCACATCGAGCAAACGCTTGGCCGCCAAAACTTTCGCTTTGGACATACCATTATTCGGTGTAAACGCATTGTAAGTGATTTGATTCGCGGCGAGGAAGGAAACGCCGGTACCGCCTGTCTGCCCTGTATAAGCAGTACCACCCATAGCGGCAATAATCAAATCGTCTGTGGTACGATTGGCCGCCGCAATCTTCGCTTGCATCATCGTTGACTTAGGGTCAACAATCATCTGCAAGGCGTCCTTAGGGTCTTCCAAAGTGGCCGACACGAAGTAACGCGGAGAAACCGCCCTGCGCCTAAAATCAGGTAACTGCACAGGGGTCGTGGCGTAACGAGTAACCAATTCAACCATCACGTCTTGATTGTATTGGTCATAAAATTTGGTATTACCTACCCAGTTGGTATCAACACGGACGGCACCGCGAAGGCGGGTGTCCATTTGTTGTGCCAATAAATATATAGTGTTGCTGTACTCTTGGATTTGAACTGTTGTGGGGCTTGACATCTTAATCTCCTTTTTCGACTTCGGTTAATTTTGTCGACGGAGAAATGCTTTTTAAAATCTTATGGCATCTACCTTTATAATTATGCGTCTTCCCATGACATTTTAAACAAAGAGTTTTACCATTATTGGTATTCCAAACTTCAGGACAGAGCATTGCTTCATCAATAGTTTTCAAATTGTTTTCTTTAACAAGTTGAGCTAAAGATTTAACATGATGCGCTTCCATATAAACTTTGGAAATACCACAATCTTGACAGGTAAAATCATCTCGATAAAAAATGTCGTTACGCCACTGTCTAAACTGAAACGTATTTCGTATTTGATTATACAGTTTTGTAACTCCACCCTTCCAGTTAGGGGCTAATACCCCTTTATGAGAACAGCTTAAACATCTTTTTGCTTTGTATCTTCCTAATTTTTTACCACAATCCATACAATTAGGATAGCCACCTTTCCAACTTGGATGTTTTTCTGAAGGAAGGCCATAAGACCAATGCTTCTCACCAGAATAATGAGGAGGTTGCGCATTTCGTTCTATGGTTGATTTGCGGATTTTATCCCGACGCATAGTTTCTGCTTCGGGAGAAAGAGGAAGGCGATTTAATTGAGCAACTCTCATCAATTCTCGATGAGCTTCGTCTCTTATGTAGTTGCCTTGCTTTCCCATCGTAACTTTTCCTTTTTTATACAGATAGTCCTAAAAAGGGTCTGTCCACTACGATGAGGTCTGCAAAGCAGATAGTCTCTATATTCCTTGAAGGAAGTTAAGGTCAATTCCTATCGTTCAGGGTCTTGCGATTAACCTTCCCGATATTCCTTGAGAATCTTAATTGTTTCCTTCCATAATTCTTTGCCAAGTGTTAAGGGCGTATGGCGTTCCATTTCTAACCGTGAAGATGTTTGAGCAAAAACTTCTACGCACTTTATATAAAGCTCACAGATGTCAAAGTCTGTAAGCCCACCTTTATTATTATCACCAAGACTGCCTTGTGTCAAATTATTTACGTTTTTTCTTTCTTCTTTCATGAGAAGGCCGTTTCCGTTAAGTCATGATATTTCTTAACTGTCGCAACATGGTCTTTATGTTTCTCGTCATTAAAGGGATGCGTTTTTCCCGTTTTAACAATATCACTCATTAACTCGTCGAGGGCTTTCTTCGCCCCCTCTTTGGTCTTTGTATCGGCACTTGTACTTGTGTTCGCCCCTAACTTCCCAATGCTGTCTTCGGATAATAAGGAAGTAAGTTTATGAATGGCCTTTAATTTTACAGGGTCGCCGGAAATTTCCTTCCCGAAATCATCAAGACCAAGTCGCTTAAAGACATTTTCAATGTTCGCCTTGTTCGTATCATACTTGTCTGCCCATTCATTACGAAGGGCGGTCTCAACTTCTTTGGCCTTATCTGCACGGACTTTATCAGCCTGAACCATTCCGTTATGAAGCCCAAGAAGAATCTCTTGCTGTAACTTATCCGCACGGTCATTGTCAATATCCAATGCGTGAAGTCTTGTGGCTAAAAACTTCTGCGTACCTTCTGCCGATAGCCCTGCATGAAGGTCTTTAAGGGCGGTAAACTTATACTCTTCCGGCTTCGCGGGAGCGTGTTTAATGGTCCCGACAAGTTTCTTGGTCTCGATAAAACTTTTTGCTAAGTCGTTGACGTTTTTGAAAGTAGAGAGGGCAGGGTCTTTGCGGGCTTCCTCAGATACAATTCCAATATCCCCTGTTGAAAGTTTAGCGTGGCTGTCAATATGAGCTTTCGCCAAATCCTCAACAGTATTAAATCCTTTTAGTGCTTCATTGTTTTGAAGTTCGGGAGATAGTGTCTCAATCATTTTGCGCTCCCTTCCCACGGTTGCAAAGTAGTCCGGTCAACTTTCTTCCCTGTCTTAGGGTCAATAATCCACGGCGACTTTTTCATCACCCGTTGAAAATTGTTTTTAAGAACAGTCGTCCTCATGGGGCTTGGGTCAGTATCACAAATCCCCTCTAACCTTTGAATGTCAGGGCCGTTCCTTCTTACGTTAAGAACCCGCAACTGCTGTCCGTCCTTTGTCAGAATAATATCATTTACTTCAACGCTGTTGTCCATTTTGCATCTCCTCTGGTATTGGGTTTATCATATTTTGTATATGAATTACTACCGATTGTTGGCCACCTCTAAAAACAATAGCTTCCGATATTGCGGCTTCTATGGTTCCGTATAAATGAAACCTTGCTCTTAAATCTTCCAATACCAATTTAGCGTCAGAGGTTTCAAACACTCGCTGGTACAGGAGTTCTAACTCCGACCGATTCATCCGAAGCACTTGCTCCAACTGTGGGTTTGGCATCTTCTTTCGCTTTCAATTCATGTGTTGATTCTTTTAGACAACTCATACACTTCCCGTGATACTTCCCGTCATCTTCCTTAACGGCCACCATAAGAATAAAACAGTGGGGACAAAGGAAGGTGCTTTCAAATTTCCCAATGACTTTGATCGGAGCGGGCTTTCGCTTCTGATAGAACTCCATCTCACTCGGTGCGGCGAATATCCGGCGAGGAGTGTCGGAACTATCGTCAATAATATCAAAGCCATCAATTATCTTTTTAGGCTTTCCATTAATAGTAAGTATGGGGCCGTGGACTTTAAGAACGCGATAGATATGTCCCACTTCAATATCAACAGGGGCATCTTTGGCTCTCGGCTCAACTTTAATGCAACGGACTAAATCCTCTCGGCCTATTTGATTATCTTCAACAGGGGGAACGGCGACGGAGGAAGAAAGGAAGACCTCCGCCGCCGGAGATAATCCCGTCCGAACCTCTTGCGAGGCATTAGACGGGGAAGGTACTACATTCTCATATCTTAAATTAGGTCTGACACCAAAACCAGCACAAGTAATCTTAGCATCAATATCAAAAATTAAATCAGAGAAAGTTCTCTCAGCTGAATAAGGAAAACGTATAAATTTACCGTCATCCATTGTAACCGCCACTATAATCATTTTGGCGTGTTTGTCCTGTTGAATAAAAGAATCATTTTCTTCCAAAATAATTTTCATATATAATCCCCCCTTGAGTCCACTTTTTTAACAGCATCTTGATATTGCTTGGAATATTTATTTTTAGGAATTATCGTTTGACGATAAAGCGGAATAGGTTTTTTAACGTCCTTACCCTCTCGGTCAACGGTTCTTAATAAACCTTGTGTTTGTTTAATTATATGGCTCATGTTGGATTAGGTAGATAGTCTTCAGGGTTTTCACGTTTTGCGGCCTCAAGGTTGGCCTGTCCTTTTGCATAGTCCGTTGGTATTTCGGGAAACCAAAATTTGCAGTGGATGGATTTTCTATAATCAATATTGTGAATACGAAGAGTGTCCTTGTGATAGTCCCAGAGTCCTTCTTCATTATCAACGAGGGTCTTACACATCATTCCGACTTGATACTCTAATTCATCTATTACGTTTCCTTTTTGTCCAGTAGGGTTGGAATCGCTTTCAGTGGGGCCGTATTTATCCTTCCTAAGTCTTTTTTGGAAAGTTATAATCTTATTCCATTTGAGAATTTCTGATTCAATGTCTTTGCGGAATCCAAGAGGACATTTAAACTCGTCGAAAGTCCAACGCCATATCGCTCTCCAAAGAAGCGCTATCGGCATTACTTTGTCTGGCGACGCATCGCTGAACAACATTTCATTCGGTGTTTTATTTTTATGAGACATAACTATTGTTTCATTGCCGCTTGACCTTCACTAACGTCCCGATGTGCCCCTGCCAAATTCTTACCAATTTTTGATTTTTCTTCTGCAATTTTTAACTGCATCATCTGCTGTTGCATCTGCTGGTCAGCCTGCCTACGCTTATCCATATCCGATTGCTCGGCGACGTTATCTGGATTAACTCCAAAGAGGTCAGCAGAATTACGACCAATCTTATCCACATTGAGAATATACTTAGCGTCGGAGAAGCCACCTTCGATGAGTCCTGTTATATAACTCGTCCAAGCGGAAAGGCCGTTCATTTCAGATTGCCTTTGGGCTTTTGCAAGTGGAGACAAATAGACAATGCTCATGTCTAAATCTTTAAGTTCTTTCGGAGCGGGAGGAAACATCAACTGTCTATCAAGAACTGACCTTGTCCTAAAAAGATTAGGAGTAATTCCTTCATCAAGAATATGGCCAATATAAGGAGAAATAAGATTGAGGGCCTCTGCAAGTCTTTGTTGAACTTCTGGTATAGTCATCTGCTTCGTGACATTTAAGAGGTTTTCAAAGAGATTGACAAAGAGACCCGCGTCTATAAGGTCTTGTTCTAATTTCATAACGTCAGCAGTAATAGGAATGTTGCCCTTATTTTCCATCTGTGCGAACTGCTCAAGTCTAAATTTGCTCGCATCATAATAGTTCATAGCGGAGGGATTAAGATTTAGCGGGGCAATCCAAAATTTATATGGAGAGGCATAGGCAGGGTCGGCTTGTTTCATAGAGACACGAATGAGGGTGCGCTTCTGGGCATTGGCTAACTTAATTGAGCCTAAAACATTCATTACCGGACTATACGCATACGGACTTCCATCCATCGTATCTTTCCACCAACGAGCAGTGGAATATGGGTCTTCAACAAACCCGCTCTCTTCAAATAAAAACTCATCATCAATGCCAATCCAAACAGAAAAATATTCCATATTGGAATTATCCATCTTTGAAACATCACGCATATAACGAGGGGCGACATAATGGAGGCAATCAAATTCTTTATAATAATCCCCGTCCTTCAATGCGGTCTTAATAGAGTCAGGCAATCTATTCCCCCATCTCTCCATACACTGAACAGCAGTAAAGCGAAAAGGTCTGTAAGTCTCATTAACATATCCCTCATCATCCTCAACAAGAACTGCCGACTCAACAGGTATTGATGTATAACGAACTTTCTTTTTTGCGCTTGCTTCTGTTAATAAAGTTGAAACACCGAAAACTAAAATGTTAGGATAGAACTCCATCATGCTACGATTAAAATTAGAAGCGTTCATTACATCATATTGAATGTCGTCGCACTCCCTAAAATATTTCTGAGCGCGGCCGGACTGCATATACTTATCTTCAATCGTTCCAGATTGCCACCAGCGAGTAGAGGGGTTGGTTAGGTTGGAGTGAAAACCTGCGGATGATTTCATTACAGCGAGAGTCGCTCTTGAATCATAAAGAAAATTAAGATTTAATTCCTGCGCTTCTTTTTTTATTGTAGAAACCCACGCCTTACGGGGTAAAGCAAAGTTCGCGCAGTCCTGCCAATAACTTTCAAAAGTGCCACGTTTTCCCTTGTGCCATTTAAAATTTCCAATAGCCTTCTTTACAAACTCTTGGTTTACCATACTAACGTCCCCTACTCGCCACTCTTAAAGCGCGTGAAGATGCCCTATTCGCTACTGAAAGATTATGTGCATATTCAGGCGGTACGGCTGGCCCGTGCGCCGCATGAACGCCAGTTGTTTTGTTTTTAGTGGAAATTCTAAATTGTGCTTTAGCGTGGGATTTTCCAGAAATATGTGATTTCATTAATTTGTCCCCACTAATGAGATTGAGCTTATATCAGAACCTAAAATGATTCCACTACCGGTTGTTACATTTGTTCCGCCCCCAGCGGCCAATGCTGACCTCCGTTGTGCCGTCTGTGCTTCTGTGGCAGTTTGTTGAGCTGTTGCTGTGCTTGGGGCGGTAGGTTGGCCTGGAACAGAGGGGGTACTTGTCATAGCTGAAATTCCTTCTGCAAGACCGAATCCTGCTAAACCAATAACTCCTGCACCAACTAATTCTGTGCCTATTAAACCCGCTGCCCCCGCTAAGCTGGCTCCTAATACAGCCGCGCCTACTTCTGTGGCAATAGTGGCTACTGCAGTAACAATAGCTTCAACGATTCCAAACATATTAAGCCCCCTTCAATTCAAATCCGTCTTTCCATCCTAAAGATATTCCTTCATTGATAATCTGACATATAGGAACGGGATAAGCACGACCATCTCGACATAACATGAATACAGGTCGAGTACATAAATGATAATCCAAATTTTCAACTGTCGGCGCAGAACTTAAAGACACATTCATCCCGTTATCCATTTTTAAATATTGACAATAAATATTCGACGATTCTATATCCCGTGATTCTATTGGCATTAAATCAGAGAACTTCTCAAAGAACGCTTTGTATAAATCCGAACTAAACAAATTTGTCTTATCATCCTTATTCGCCCAATTTTTAAACATTGTGCGAATCCTCAACATGGTATAACAATGTTTCGTCTGGTCATAAAATTTTCTTATATAATCCAATTCGTCTAATGATTGAATTGAGAACATTACACAAAAGGCTTTAAGTTTCCACTTCTCAATATTCTCTAATGCCTTAACTTTCTTTTGCTTAATTTCCTCCGAATAGTTCTTAGGATGTTGAAAGCTAAGAGCAAATTTGTATGTCTTCCCTTGAATAAAATCAGAAGACATTGTTTCGTCAAAGAACTTGTCATCGGCGAGGTTAATCATATTGGTAATAGAACCCACCGACCACCCTAATCCTACTAATCGTTTTACAAAAGCGAAGTAGTCTGGTCGTTCCGTTGGCTCACCACCGGACAATAACAAATTGAACTTGCCCTTATACTGCTTCAGCACGTTGTTGTAATACTCCGCGTCGTGCATTGGCTCAACGCCCATCGGGTAATAACACCACGGACATTTCATATTACATTGATTATGCGCGTGGATAATTATTGAATTGTTTTTATCAAGCGTCCCCAACTCATAGAACCTTGCAAAATGCTGGATGTCCTTTTCAACTACTGCCGTGGTAAGGCCGTGAACATCGCACACCTTGTTCATTACAACCATGCCGTTCTGAAAAGTTATTTCAGCCGGAATCTTTTTATAACAAAGAGCACACAATGATAAAGTCTTTATGGCCATCATAATTTTTTTATAATCTTATCGCCAAATTTATTAATAGCCTTTTGTTCCTTATACCACTTCCCCAACTGCTCCTTCGCAGAATCTATCATACACATAACATACGCTTCATTACGCAAATCCTTCATAAGATGGCTCTGTACGTCCTGAACAATATTTCCTTTTGCGTCTTTATATTGGATGATACTAAGTATTACAAAATCTTTAGGTGGGTTAAGGGGGTCGAGTTGGAGGTGTTGGCCGTTATCTCCCATTAAGAATCCTTTGCGTTTCTTCGTTAATTTTATTTAATCTTTCTTTTTCTTTTTGGGTTAAAGATGAACCAATGTCTTCCCATGCCTTATCTCTTGCATAACCAGGGTAAGATTGTCTACTGTGTTTTTGCCTTCCCCTCGCAAGATTCATACAACAAACCGTATCCCCTGCGCTCATAAATCTCTCCCATTAGTAATTTAGGTCGCTGACGGCATAATCCTGAAACTTCTTCCTACTCGGCGTTACGCCTGGCACTATAATATCGTCCACTTCAAAAACCCTATCTTCATCCGCATAATACAACGCAAGAACTGTTGAGTCAACTTTATTCGGAGATTTTATTCCTTTGCTCCGCATTTCCTCTTTACTCACAATATACTTCTTTGACTCCCCACGATAATAAAAACGCACAGTCATAAACTCTTCCTGCAATTTCACGTCGGGTAATATCTCAAGCCAATCTTTAGAAATATACTCTTCGAGTTTAAAAATCCCTTCGGCCTTCTTATTGGGATAAGCACTTTCACCATTGGGTTTTTCATTTGCGATAAAGCCGTAGGTAGTAAAACTGTTTGAATCCCCAAGATAATCGCAGACACCACCCCCCACCCCAATATCATCAACCCCGATTGTATCAAACGGAAACTGCTTCCACATATCCTTAACCCACCCGACCACCTCCGGCGCGCCCGCCCCAAACTTCTCCTCCTGAAACACCATCTTCCATTTCCGAATCCCAACCAAAGCAAGTATGGTAAGGCAGGTACTATCCGCACCATACCGCCCAACATCAAGCCCCGCGGCGAACTGACAAAATTTAGGTAATACGAAACCCAGTCCTACTGAACGAATTAAGTCCCTACTGTGGAACACATTATCATCACTCAACTCCTCATCAAAACTATTCATCACCATTCGCGCAAAGTGCCGCGGGGAATCCTTCTCCCTTGCCTTCTGGTCATCAATAAATTTCTGCGGTAGGTTTATGGCATTATCAAAAGTCGTTGCGGTAATAAGATGGAAGTCGTCCGAGGAAGGATTGTTTACCCACATCCGCCAGCACCAGTTCCGACCATTAGCGTTGCTGATTAAAGCAATCTGTTGGTACGGCCCCGCCTTCCCACGCATACGGTCACGAAGGAAATTAAACTGTTTATCGTCTTCAAACTCTTCACTTTGCTCTACGCCACAAAAATCCAAATTTATATTTTTTAAAACCTCAAGTTCGCTTCCATGACGAAACATTATTCTACTTCCATTTTCAAATTTTACCTCTTTATGTTGGTCGGTTGTAAGTCCAAAATATTTTGTAAAATCTGCGAGGGTACTGTCATGTAGGTCTGTGAAGGTTTTTCTAACAATCATACATACTGCACCAGGATACATCTGTGCAAAGCGTACACATTTAAGCAATAGGCAATATGTCTTTCCCGTTCCGATTCCACCAATAAAATGAGGAAACCTTTTTGTGGAGGTAACGAAGTCAGCTTGTTGTGGTATTAGCCGTATCTCTAATTTTTTTGATACATCCATTAGTGTCTTCTTTAATTTTACTTCCCATCATAATTTTTGTCCACTGGGTAAAACAATAACAATGCTTGGACACTTCTGCGCCCCCGCCTCCGCCTTCTTCGCCCCCAACAAGTCTATCGCCGCCTGCACAAACTTCGCCCGCTCAACATTCGACGGTACAGAATTTACAATCTTACCTTCTGAATCTAAGATGGCCACCATCGCCTCAAGCCCATCCTTCACCGTCTTACAAAGATTTTCGTAAGTCAGCCCCACGCGCTCCCTTATCATCGCACGATGGACTTCCTCATTCTCCCCCACGGGCTTCTTAACTACTTCCGGTATCAACGCCTTCTTTAAGGTAGGTAACACAACTTCCCTCGGAGGAACTTCTTGCGGCAGAATTACTTTCCCTGCGGACTTAACAATCCTTTTCTTCCTCTTATTTATTTCGTCCCAGCCCATAGAAAAAGATTACTACTAACAATCCTTTTGTCAAGGAAAAAGAAAAATATTTAGGAGTCCCTTTTATACAACATATAGTTACATCATATCGAGAGCACACTGCCCCCCATTTGCCTGCTACGGGTAGCAAAAAGAATGCTTATCTGGCCAGGGCAGGGGTGGTATCTCAGTTGTATAGATGATGTTGTGTCTATGGAATGAAGCGATATGCTCAACTTCCCAATAATACACGTTATGTTAAGTCCCCACACAGGGATTTAAAGACAAGAGCGAAAAGAGGTATTTATTGAGGATTCGTTAACTTTCCTTCTATTTTATATATATCTATATAATGCCCCTCCACGCCTATCATGTCCTTAATTTATTAAAAACTGCTAATTAGTAATTGTATCGTCGAGTACTTCCATTTATGTCCTTTATGTCTATCATGTCTATCATAAATTATAAATAATAATAAAGTATGTTCAATAATTGAACATAATAAGTATATTTTAACTACAATGGGTCTGTCTACCAAAACATGGTGGACGTGTTGGACATTTTAGACATTGAGTATCATAAGTATATACCATATATAGAATTCAAAGATAGTAGTCGTCGCTGATTTTTGATTATCATAACATATTGATATATAAGGAGTTAAGTTTTTTAGGGTTAAATTTTGCTATTATAGATATATAAATAATACTGGGGGGATTTTAGCACTCTTCACTATGGACTGCTAAAAAAATAGACGCTGGAACAGCTAAAAATGTTGATTTTTTCAGTATACTGAAAATGCGGAATAAAAGAGGAGTTTCAGGAGGGTTTTTGGGGTGTTTTGGGGGGAGTTGTGCGAATTATTTTTGTTTTCCTAAGCACTGTTTTTGTTGTTTTTTGTGATGCGTTTAATTTGTTTTTTTGATTAATAGCGTCGAGGATTTTGTTCGGCTCGTCGGTGCGAAGATTAGAATTTTCTAATGTACCGTCGCTGTAGGGACTTTTGTTTTTTGGGTTTTTGAAGTAAGGGTATTGACAACAAACAATGTTGGTAGTAGACTCTTACCATGAAAACAAACATCACTGTCCGGCAGTTAAGAAAACTCAATCCCTGGATCAAAACAGACAAACAGGCCGAGGATATTATAAGGAACATCAACACAAGGCCGAGTATATCATTAAGTCAATTACTTAGGCAATCGGGAAAGACCGGTAAAAACAAGGGGCGGGAAAAGAGTAGAAATAAGGAACAAACAACACAGGCCGATAGGGGCCGGAAAGGGTTAAAATGACACAGACACTCACAGCAGGGACACAGCAGACACAGCAAGAGAAAGTCCGGGGATGTATGAAATATAAAGTTATCACGACACGCAAAGACGGCAGGTTCGCTCAAAGCTATACATTCGACACTATAGAAGAAGCGGAAAGATTTGGTTTTAATCATACAGCTTGCGAAAATAGATTTGGGAATTATATTCCCATTAAAGACGAAAGACTTTTTAGAGTTTATGAAATCACGAAGAATTTTAATATTATGGAGTGCGTTTAATTTAATCACCAATAACAAAGGGGCGGAAAATGGAAAATACAATAAAAGTTTATAAATACGACGATTGCACACCGGAAGAATGGAAAGAGTTTATTTCCTTATTAGATAGCGATCAGGCCATTTGTATTGATGAATCAATGTTTTATTATTGGCTGGAAGTTTTGCCTCCGGTGTATATGAATAAAGAGCAAGATATTAATATCAACGGGGCAATATTAAAAAAGAATTGTAGTTTTGGTTTTGCAGAAGGCAGGGAGTATATAGTTGATTTTTGGGGTGGCAATGAAGGTATTTATTTTTGTAAGAGGTCTAATCGTTTAAATCGTGGGTATTAACTAACAACTCCACAAAGAAAAGAGGGAAGAAAAATGAACACCTATAGAATAAGCATAAACATTGAAGCAAATAGCCCCGAAGAAGCAGAACAAGAATTTTATGAAGTGATTAGCGGTAGTCAATGTTTAGATTTAAATATTCAAGGCATTCATGCGAGTAAACCAAACAAGAAAGCGAGCCAATAAAATGAGCCAAACAAATCAACGCTTCATAGAAGAGCTTGCAGAATTTGAATATCGTTTCAGGGACGGCTTAGTCTTCACAGCAGAGCAAAAAGCCGAAATAATGGCTATATGTCAACAGATTATCTTAATCGCGGGGGAATAAAGAGGCCGTGGAGTATTTCTGCTTTTAAATCAATATATCAAACAAGCCCTCTCACGGGCAGAAAGCGAGGGATAAAATGATTATAAATCATGATTATATGTTAGTAATGCGGGAAGGCCGTAAGCAGGGTCATAGTTTCTATATGAAACGCCACGAAATAGAGAGCTGGCAATCCGTAAAGCTGTTTTTTGTGCTGTTTTTGGGCAGTTTGGCGGTCTATTTTGTATATATGCTTATTAAATAGGCAAGATTTGCGTTATAATGGTCTTTTAAGGCACGGTAACAGGGGGAGGGTACGTCTATGTATGGTCAATTTTATGTACCACCAAACAAGAGGGAATTGATTATATGGATACAACAAAGATACTGGAACGCGGGACAGACCGCGGCCGGCCTGGAACGCTATCCCAAGAAGCGCTTACTCGCTATTTACTATGAGTTAATCAGGCGAATTAAAAGACCGGAGTTAGTGGAACAATCGTAAAGGAGAAATCAAATGAGAACACTATTCTTAATCACCGTTTTTTGTTTCTTGTTTTGTCCGTTTGTAAACGCGGATAGAGTGCCGACCTATGGGCACAGCACTTGTGATACGAGCTGTACGCCTACTTATGGGGGCGGATATAATTGCAGTACGACTTGTTAAAATAGTTTGGAATATTCTTGACATTCGTTTTGAATAAGAATATATTATCCATTATGAATCAGGCGAGACGTGGACATAAAGAATTAAAATGAATTTAGGGACGGGGATTTTATCTCCGTCCTTTTTTATTGCCCCTGGTAGTCTCGCCGACTTCAAAGACTTTATGTCGCCAGGGGATTTTTATTTTAGGATTATATGGCAGATACGGCACGAGCAAAGACAGAAAAAAAAGAGATACTCCAAGATTTAATGTTGAGCTATGCTTATGAAATTCTAAAAGGTAATGGTGGCGGTCAATATGTTTACTGCCTTGAGGAAGACGATTTTTATATTTATGAGGGTGGAGTATGGCATAAAATAACAGATAAAGAAATATTAGCAAAAGTTAGTAAAGCAATTCCTAAAATCACTACTCTTATTTTATCTCAGAGAAAGCAAATTTTAGAAAATTATAAACTAATAAATTTTAAGAAATTGGATGAATTTAATAGAAGCCCGCTTCTTAATTTACAGAATTATATGATTGATCCGCTTGGGAATAATGTTTTAAAGCATGAGGATAAATATTTCTCAACAACGCAATTACCGTATAAATATGATGCTAAAGCCAAATGTGAATTATGGATAAAAACATTAAATGAAATTTTAGAAAATAACCAAAAAAAGATTTTGTTATTACAAGAATTTTTTGGATATTGTCTTACGCCTGATATTAAACATAAAAAAGCCTTGTTGCTCTTGGGGGAAAGCGATACCGGTAAATCAACCATCCTATTTACTCTGCGAGATTTGGTCGGGATAAAGAATTGCTCAAGCGTACCTCTAAAATATTTATCTAATCCTCAATATACTCCAATGATGGTAAATAAGTTAGTTAATATAGATGCGGATGTTGCAAAAGATGCCGCTAACTATGAAGCTGAATTTAAAATAATAACAACCGGTGAGCCGATAGCGTGTAATCAAAAATTTATAGAGACCTTTGAATTTACCCCTAAGTGCAAAATAATTTTAGCGGCCAATATATTTCCTAAAATTTCAGACCACAGTTCCGCTTTTTATAAACGACTTGTTTTAATTCCCTTAGACCGTGTTTTTGAAGAGTCAGAAAAAAATAGATTATTAAATATACAATTAAAAGAAGAGTTGCCTGGGATCCTTAATTGGTCAATACAGGGACTTTCAAGGCTTACTCGACGTGGAATGTTTGAACAGCATGACTTTATGAAAGATGCCGTACAAGAATTGGAAGATGAAAATAATCCTGTAAATGGATTTTTTAAAGACCACATAGAAATTGATGTTTCTGATGGGGCATATATAGAGAAAGCAGAGCTATATAAAAAATACAAAGAATGGTCAGGGGACAAAGAAGAATATAAATTAAGCAATACGGTTTTTGCACGTTGCGTGTATAAAAAATACTTTAAAGTAACTCCAAAAAGCGCCAGATTAAATGATGGCAAACGCCCTTGGGTATGGAGAAATTTAAAATATGTAGCATTTAAAACCGAACATCAACCAGACGCAGGATGGAAAGAATAGCCCCGTGTGCCTTCTGTCAAAACGTGCGGGCGGGTGTCCAATCACCAGCGGGGCGTAATATATATGATAATAGATAAAATAATAGATTCTTTAAAAGACGAAGAAAAGGAACTCCTTCCAATAATATCTTCTAAAGAAAATATATTTTTAAAAGTACAAAATGTGGCTGATTATTTATTTCTCAATTTGGGAGAAAAAGGAGAAAATAAAAATTATGATGATTTTTATTCTGTAATTCCAAATTGGAATAGTTTTTATATTACCTTTAAAATGCCAAATGATGTAGGTTTTTCTGAGAATCCAGATATTAAAATTCAAAGAGAAGATTTTGTGAGGATTAAAAAAGGTTCAGAAATATTTTGTTTATGTTCTTTTGAAAAAAAGGAGAAATATTTTATAGGGAAAACATTTCTTTTTTCAAACAATACAGATTTTTATCATTCAGAAAAATTTAATCTTTTAGGAATATCAGACATTTTAATAAATATTGATGGCACAATAAATAATGTTGAA